TGGGATTCTGCGGACGAGCCAGGGATGGTAGAGTATGCCCCTCCGCACACCCCAGTGATCAGCGCTGGCACAACGTCGGGTGGCGCTGGGGATGTTGCAACTGCGGCGGGACAACGGCCGATTTCACCAATTACTCCATTTGGGGTGGATGCCCGGGCTGGCTCACGCGCCACTTCGGAGGTAGATGGCGCACCGGAGACGGTACAAGCTACCTTCACGGACCCGGTTACTGGAGCGACTGGCTCGCAACACTGAACGAGGCACAAAGTGCCATGTATGCGGTCTTTTGCATGCCGGGAGCAGCAGGACCAGAACATTACCAGAGGGTGGTCTATGAATGTAGGTTGGGCACAGTGAGTGAGGATGAACAAGTGAGCACGGCAAACAGGGATTGGAATAGTTTACTGACGGATAAAGATTTCTATGTGGGAGAGTGTTTCGAGGAGATGCCTGTTGGGGGCGGCAGTCCAGTTAAGTTATCATTAAGGATGGTCTTCAGGGCCATGGGACGCGGTCCGGAAGAGTGGGAATTAGACTTCATGGAGCGATCAACAGGCTCATATGAGGCATTAGTGGCCGGCACTATACTCACAATGAACAGTATGAGTGGTGACCTCAAGACAGCAACGCTAGGCATGCAGTTGCAGAAGATGCCGTTGGCAGGATGGATGGCCCACCTGAAACCATTGATGGACTTGTCAAGGAGGATGGGCATGTGGGGTGAGATCAAGGGCCCACAGGTCAGACAGCTGCGTAAGCTAACAACTGTGATGGGGCGATCACTAACGGAGGCAGACTGGGAGTTGGAGAAAAAGCATCGTGAATGGTCACTGAACATTAAGGTGGGCTGGAAGAAAGATAGCCCATGGCCGAGCGCAGGGGCATGGGCTGAACAGTATGCACAGGCCGTAGACGACATTGTGGATCATGTCGTTACTAGTGTGAGCGCGTACCCAAGGCATGATTTGGATGAGTGGTGGAAACGTAGGCACCACTGGATGCCAGGCGGGAGCAGTTCGATGAGACGTGTAGCCGACGATTCAATTAGGGCAGACCCACGCCGGGTGGCACAGACAAGGCCAGACAAGAAGGTGGTGGCGGAGCATCTGGGTCTGGACCATCCATGGACGGTTTTGTCGAGTGTGCCAGTCATGTTTGCCAGAACCAGCACTAAACATGAGGTTGGAGAGAAAAACAGGGCATTGTATGCTCAGGACGATAATGCTTCACTGGTTGAAAGTTTCTGCAGTGTTCACATTGAGAAGGAGCTGCATTACAAAGGCATCATTGGCAGCGAGAGTGTTGCCGACATGCAGGACTGGGTTAATAGGTGCTTGAATCACAATTATGGATACTGGCAGAGCATGGATTACAGTGATTTCAATGCGGAGGAACGCACGGAAGAGATGTGTTATTTGGATGCTAGTTTTGCAAGGGCGTGGTGGCTCAGGCGGAAGCGTGGGTGCGCTTATGAGCAAAAAGCTCTAGCAAGTCTGTGGGTGAGCAAGGCACAGATGATAAGGTTCGCGACAGGTAAAAGTGGTGACTATAGAGTGTTTACGGGCTTGTGGTCAGGGACGAGGAATACGGCCAGAAACAACAGCATCAATCATGGTGCATACAAGGAAGCAGCGATTATGAGCTTGAGGAATCAGGGCTACCCAAGTGACATCAAAGCGATGTACATTTTTGGAGATGATGAGGATGCTCACCATCCAGATGTGCTGCATGCACACGTACACGTGGCAATACACACACTACAACAACATGCATTGAACCCGACTAAGCAGATAGCGGGCAGGGAGGATCATGAATTTTTGCAGGTTGCGGCAATACCAGGTGAATTGCCTAAACGGCCCTTACCGAAGATCATTGCTGGTCTGGCAACAGGCAATTGGTATGTTGAGACGGGCGTGTGGTACGAGAATGTGGTCAATAGCTGCTCGGACAACTGGTGGGAAGCAGTGGCTAGAGGTGTGCCACTTAAATGGGCACAGAGATTGGCCATAATGTATCTTGACGCACTGATGCGGGTACCACCAGACGAGGTGGAAGGACGCGCTGAATGGATCGAATTAGAGTGGTGGACGTTCAGACATGGTAATATGGAACAGCACCCACTGTGGCGTAATAGCATTGGTGTGCGGGAGGAGACCCCTAAACTAGTTGATGAAGTCAAACCAAACAAGTCATGGGAAACAAAAGCAACAGGCGCATGGCTAGAGAGGATGGCAATCTTCAAGAAGATGGTGAGACCAAACAGGTGGGCAATGTATGAACGATGCTTGATTGAGGATAGTTACAAGAAAACATTCCACCATTACAGGCAGCGGGAAATGCAACGGAAAGCAGTGATGGGCTGGCCCAGGCGCACTAATAAGGTCTATGACCTCGGCGTGAATGACATGTATAAGTATGTGCCGACACGCAATGATGTGAAAATGATGGTGGTAGGGAAGCTAGCACCTAGGAGACCACAGACAGAGGAGGAAATAGCAGCACGATTGGGGGTTGACGCGCAAATATTTGATATGGTGCAGGATTGGAAGGCATTGCTACGGGTGGTTAAACCGTGGGACTTCGCAAAGTGGACACGTCCCGCAGCGAAATTATTGCCTGGACCATTGCTGCAGTGGCTGGAGAAATCACTATGTGCGGCGGTGATGTGCAAGGAAGGGCCGGAACAGTTGGAAAGGATACCACCGTGGACACGAGCAAGAAGGCGAACACCACTCATTATATGGGCCGGAAATGGTGCAGGGAAAACGTGGTTCACATTCCAGCACAAACAGATAGCCGACTATGATGCGGTTATGTATGCAGCAGTAGGCTGGGAACGGGTCACCGATTATGTGCGATGGGAATGGTCAGGACGTTACAAGAGTTACGCTTTGGCAGCGTATTATCAATTCATGGTTGCGGGCAAGCAAGGTATAATGACACAACATGATCCTGTGTTGTTACGTGACTGGTTAGAAGCACTAGGGTGCACATGCCAAATGGTTGTAGTGAATATAGAAGAACAAACAAGACGTGATAGGCTGTCTAGGAGAGAAGGCTGGACAGCCAATGACGTCGAACAGAAATTAGCGGACAATAGAAGAGCAAGAGAAAATGCGATCAAGGCAGGCGCCGTCGTGGTCAGCGATTGGGTGAGCTTGGAGGAATTAGTAGGCGGAGATATGGAAACATGGTAGTAATAAGGGTATGCCGTAAGGCAGCGCATAATAGCGCGGGGACGACCC